CTTTCTTAGTAGATACAGTTATTATCGATTATCGTTCAAGATTCCAAAAACTTTGGGCTAGTTTTATGAACTGGTGTGAAGTTGTTGGGTATAGCAGAGCAGCTGCTCATCTTGCAAGTCAAGGTCAATACGATCTAGCAAAGAATTGCATGATGCAAGTTGCAAAGCTGAAAAGCTAACAGAAAAGTCTTAGCAGAGGGGCTGTAATGGCCCCTTCGATCACACACACATAACAGGAGGAACTATTATGTTCTCAACAGACTATCTTACAAACGTATGGATCGATGCGATCCAAAATGCAAAAACAACTTGGGTTAACACTTGGGTTAAAGATGAAGCAATGAGCAAGCCTCTACATGATTTCATCAAAACACAAACAGAGTTTACCAAAGATGCGATGAAACAAACCACTACATTTGCAAATGCTGCGGGTGAAGCAATGGCGAAAATGGTAAAATGAATAAGAATCCATTTGAAATCAGAGCTGAAATGCTTCAACTAGCAAAAGAATATATGGACAAGCAACATGAACTAAACATTCAATTTGCTAAAGACATGTATCACCAAGGCAAAATCCAATGGGAACAAGTTCAAGATTCATATAAGATGTATTCTATGAGCGATCTTATGAATAAAGCGAAAGAAATGTATAGCTTCGTTTCAGAAAAAAAATAAATTAAGGGCTTCGGCCCTTTTTTTATTTACAATATAAGCTAAATATGATAGAATATACCAAACGGAGGTATTTCATTTGGAATTCTATACATCAGTATATCGTTACGGTAATTCTATTCTATATCGTGGCTATAGTGCTAACGGTAGTCCTATTCAAAATAAAATTAAATTTGTTCCTACTTTATATCGGGCATCTCAAAATAAATCTGAAATTAAGTCTTTGTTTGGTCATAATCTAGTGCCAGTACAAAACATTAATAGTATGCGTGATGCTAAAGAATATGTTGAACAATATAAAGATGTAAGTGATGTTAGTATTTTTGGTACAACAAATTACATTCATCAGTTTATTACCGAAAAATTTCCAACCAATATTGATTTTAACGTTAAGCATATTAATGTTATAAACTTTGATATTGAGGTTGCTTCAGATGATGGCTTTCCAACGCCAGAAGAAGCGGCTTATCCAATTATTTCCATTGCACTTAAATCTAGTAAGTCGTCAGTCTATCAAGTTTGGGGACTAGATGCTTATGATCCGTCTAAGTCTGAAATTGATTTACATGGTGATCAAGTCCAGTATCACTATTGTTCTTCTGAAGAAGAATTGCTAGCAAAGTTTCTTGGTTATTGGACTAAAAATTATCCTGACGTAATTACTGGTTGGAACTCTCGTTTCTTTGATATTCCATATCTTATAAACCGTATTACATTAATTGGTTCTGAAACAGCAGCCAGACGTCTTTCTCCTTGGAACATGGTAAATCCACGTGATGTAAAGAAAATGCAACGAATGCTTCCAGCATATGAAATTGTTGGTATCCAACAGGCAGACTATCTTGAACTATTTCAAAAGTTTGGTTACTCATATGGCCCACAAGAATCATATAAACTTGACCATATAGGCTATGTAGTAGTTGGAGAAAAAAAGCTATCATATGAAGAACATGGTAATCTATATACGTTATATAAAGAAGACCATCAAAAGTTTATTGATTATAACATTAAAGATGTTCAACTAGTAGATCGCATTGATCAAAAGATGGGCCTGATTTCTTTGGCTTTAACTATGGCATACAAAGGCGGTGTAAATCTTGGTGATACATTTGGTACTACTAATATTTGGGAATCAATTATCTATCGTCGATTATTAAGTAAAAATATTATTTGTCCAGTTGAGCAAATCAAAAAGGTTCCATATTCTATTGTTGGTGCTACAGAAACTTCTATTAGACACCCTGGCCCTAGGGCAAGAGATAAGGACCAACCCCATACTATTGCAGGCGGTTATGTAAAAGAGCCACAAGTTGGATCTCACAACTGGGTAGTATCATTTGACCTTAATTCTCTATATCCTAATATTATTGTTCAACAAAACATTTCGCCTGAAACACTTATTAAAGATTACACTATACGCTTTCCACAAGGCGTAGATTATTATCTTTTCAACCATGATCGTACAAAGCAAGTTAGTGATACCTATGCTCTCGCCTCATCTGGTGTACCCTATGACCGGACAAAACAGGGTATTATTCCCGAATTGATTGTTGATTACTATGCTGAGCGTAAAGCCATTAAACGTCAAATGCTTGATGCGCAATCTGCATATGAGAAAACAAAAGATAAATCTCTTCTTTCTAAGATTAACCAAGCTGAAAACAATCAGATGGCCATTAAAATCTTGCTTAACTCTTTATATGGCGCTCTTGCTAATAAGTACTTTAAATATTTTGATAATGCACTGGCAGAATCTGTTACACTTACTGGCCAGACTGTTATCAAGTGGGCCGAGCAATGTATGAACAAAGCCATGAACGATATTACAAAAGCCGATAAAGATTATATTGTTGCTATTGATACCGATTCGATCTATGTCAATATGGGTCCTCTTGTTGAAAAGTTTAAACCAAAAGATCCTGTTAAGTTTTTAGATAAAATATGTAAAGATCATTTTGAAAAAATTATGGCAAAATCATATGATGAGTTTTTCTTTATCATGAATGGCTATACTCCTCGTATGGAAATGGCTCGAGAAGTTATTGCTGATCGTGGCATATGGACAGCAAAGAAACGCTATATTCTTAATGTGCACAATTCAGAGGGTGTACAATATGCTGAACCAAAACTCAAGATGATGGGTATTGAAGCTATTAAATCTTCAACACCCGAAGTGGTTCGTAATAAATTCAAAGAAGTCTTTAAAGTAATCATAAATAGCTCTGAATCTGAAACTCAATCTTTCATTGCTGACTTCAAACGACAATTCAATAGCTTACCGCCTGAAGATGTGGCATTTCCTCGTGGAGTATCTGAAGTTGAAAAATGGAAAGATCGTAGAACAATATATGCAAAAGGCACACCAATTCACGTAAGAGGATCACTACTATATAATAATAAGTTGAATGATCTAAATCTTACTAAACGATATGAAACAATCAAGAATGGCGAGAAGATTAAGTTCTTATATTTAAAAAAACCAAACCCTATCAAAGAAAATGTTATTTCATTTCCAGGGATCTTGCCTAAAGAATTTGGTGTACATCAGCATGTAGATTATGGTATAATGTTTGAGAAGACATTTATTGAGCCATTGAAACCAATCCTTGACGCTATGGATTGGACACACGAACCAATGGCTACACTGGAGGATTTCTTTGCATAATGTATTCTTTGACTGTATTTACTAGTAGATTTGATAATAAAACAGATAAGCGATTTGACTTTGAAACATGGGATAAGTTTTCAAGGTTTTTGTATAAACTATCTGAGCGACCATTAGGAGGTAAGACTGATGCAGAACTTATATCACCGGCTGTTTATAACATTGGCACAACTAGGGCAAACAAGAATGTATTGGCTTGGGCAGGNTGGTGTGCTGTTGACGTTGATGATTGGACACCTGAAGGAGATCTAAATGATACCCTTATCAATAAGTTTGGTCTATGGGACTTCATTTGCTATAGTACTGCTTCTAGTTTGGAAGAACTACCCAAGTTCCGGCTTGTATTTAGACTTGATAGAAATATACACCAAGATGAAATCAAGCATTTTTGGTGGGCACTCAACACTGAACTTGACAGCATCGGAGATCGCCAAACTAAAGACCTCAGCAGAATGTATTATGTCCCTGCGAATTACAGTGGTGCTTTTAACTTTATTTTCAGCAATTCTGGTGTTCCTATTGATGTGGACGAGTTACTTGCTCGACATAGATACGATGATAAAAGAGATTCCGGAAATTTTCTCGACCGTCTCCCAGACGAATGGCGAAAGCAAATAATTGAACATCGTAAAAGCTCACTAGAAAATACAGACTATAGCTGGTCTAGTTATCATGATTGTCCATTTTGGCCAAAGAGTCTAGCATCAGATTATATGACGATAAATAAGACGGGCTGGTATCATAAAATGTATCAAATTATGATTGCTGTTGCTGGTCGAGCTGTAGAAAAAGGTTATCCAATTACAGCTAAAGAAATTGAAGACTTATGCCGTGCTTTTGATAATGACACTGGCCGTTGGTATGAAAATCGTGCTATTGAAAAAGAAGCAAACAATGCTTTAGAATATGTGTATAGAAATGGAGTTTTTTAATGGAAAGCTATGTGTTAAAAAAATCTTCTTTTGTTGTGGATAATCAAAAACATATTATTCAAGCATGTGAGTTATGTAAATACTCATTAACAAATTATTTGGAAGATAATGGAAAGTCGGATAGTACTACAAGAAACTATATGGATTATAATATCTTTTCATGGTCTTCAACTGATCAATATATGTATGATTTATTTAAAGAAATTAGAAATGAAATACGTTCTTATGTAGGAAACGACAAAAGAATGTGGTTTCAATCTTGGTTAAATTATTCTACTTATAGCGATCTTAGAACTGATCTAGGGCCTCATCAACATGATTGGGATATTCATGGTTATGTTACTATAGAACCAAAGCATACTATCACTTCATTTTATGACCAAACAGTTGATACTCCAAAATTTCAAATAAAGAATGAAATTGGAAACATTTATATTGGTCCGGCCGGTCCAGATTATAAACATCAAGTAATAAATACGAAACCTTGGTCCGGATCAAGAATTACTATTGCTTTTGATTGTACTTTTGATCCTAACTATATTGTAGCTAATAATAATGTACTGTTTCCACTATTGTAAAGGAAAAACTAATGTTACCAGATGAAATGGAAGCTGAGAAGAATAGAAAGATTATCATATCTCAGGCAGAAACTATTGAAATTTTAAAACAGAATGTTCTAGATTTACAAGAGCAATTGAACAATGCATATATTCGTATTAGAAAATTAACGGAGAATAAATTATGAAAGCAGGTAAAGTGTGGGGAACAACTGAATTAATTGAAGCAAATTGCGCTTTAGAATTTCATCGTATTGAAATGGAAGCAGGTGGGGTATGCTCTAAGCATATGCATCGTTATAAATGGAATGGATTCTATGTAGAGTCTGGACGTATGCTTATTCGTACATGGCAAAAAGACTATAATCTGGTAGATGTAACCGAACTTCAAATAGGTGAATATCATAAAGTAAAACCAGGTTTGTACCATCAATTTGAATGTATCGAATCAGGTGTTGCATATGAACTATATTGGGCTGAGTTTAATCATAATGATATTGTAAGAGAGACTGTAGGACATATGGGTAATATAAAACCTGAACCCAACATCCCAATAGCACCATATGATATTGGACATCAATAACCATGCATTATATTTTCGATGTAGATGGCACATTAACTCCATCTAGACAATTAATGAATAAACATTTTGAAAAGTGGTTTGAAAACTTTTCAGCACACCATAATGTGTATCTTGTAACTGGATCTGACCGTGATAAAACTTTGGCTCAAGTGGGAGATGTTATTTACAATCTAGCTAAAACAGTATATAATTGTTCTGGTAATGATGTTTGGAAACAAGATAAAAATATTAGATCAAATTACTTTCAATTGCCAGATAATGTAAAAAAAGATCTAACAATAGAAGCGAATGATTCCAGATTTCATGCAAAGAATGGTGACCATTTTGATGAACGTCCGGGGTTAGTCAACTTTAGCGTTGTAGGAAGAAACTGTAGTCTTGAAAATAGATTTCTATATGTGCAATGGGATGAGCATAAAAATGAAAGAGAAATCATAGCTGAAAAAATGAGAGAGAAATATCCCGATCTTAATTTTCAAGTGGCAGGAGAAACTGGAATTGATATTACTCTAAAGGGTTTAGACAAATCTCAAATTTTAAAAGATTTTATCACTCACGATGGGGCTATATACTTCTTTGGAGATAAGATGGAATATGGCGGAAATGATTATGAACTCGGCTTGGCAGTCGCTAGATCTGGAAACCATGTCCATCAGGTTAAAGATTGGAGACATACATGGAAAATTCTAAAAGAATTATCGGCTTAACTGCTTCCACATTTGATTTGTTACACGCTGGCCATTGCGCAATGCTTCGTGAAGCAAAAGATCATTGTGATTATTTGATTTGTGCTTTACAGGTAGATCCATCTATAGATAGAGCAGAAAAAAATGCACCCGTTCAAACATTGGTTGAGCGTTGGCTGCAATTGCAAAGTGTAAAATATGTTGATGAAATTATTCCATATCAAACTGAAGAAGATTTAAAAGATATTTTACAAATGTTTGATTTAGATTTACGTATTATTGGCCAAGAATATAAGTCAATGAAATTTACTGGACGTGACATTTGTTCACAGCGCAATATTGAAATTTATTACAACAAAAGAGATCATAGATTTTCTACATCTGATCTACGTAAACGCGTTTTTGAAACGGAGAAAACAAAATGAATATTTTAATCGTTGGTCATGGTTTTGTAGGACAAGCTGTGGATTATGGTTTCCAACATCCGGACATTGAAAAGACTATTATTGATCCAAAATATGGAACAACAATAGATGAAATTGACCAAACAAAATATAGTGCAGCTTTTGTTTGTGTACCTACACCAATGGGCGATGATGGTCGTGTAAATTATTCTATAGTAAGAGATGTTGTTAATAAATTAAAAGATAAAATGGTTGTTATTATCAAATCAACTATTACGCCAGATTTTTTTGATTTATATGCTGACGCAAATCACATTGTTTATAATCCAGAATTTTTAACTGAAAAATCTGCAAAAGAAGATTTTGTAAATCCTCCTTTCCATATCTTAGGTGGTTCAGAGTTTTCTATTGATTATGTAGAAAAACTATATGATAATTATAGTCTGTGTAATCCGTGTCCAGTATTCAAAGTAAGCCATAAAGAAGCAAGTTTAATTAAATATGGTATCAATAATTTCTTATCTATGAAAGTTACATTTTTCAATCAACTGTACGACTTGGCTCAAAAAGAGGGTGTAAACTTTAATAAAATTTCTCGTGTAATTGGGTCAGATCCTCGCATTGGTCAATCACACACTAAAGTTCCAGGGTTTGATGGTAAACAAGGTTATGGTGGAGCATGTTTCCCAAAAGATACTTCAGCACTATTTAATTATGATAAGGGGTTTACAATCATTGGAGAATGTATTAGAATTAATAATGGATACAGATCTCAATATGATTTAGATGAAAGAGAAAGAGAGCAGAATGTTAAGTTTTCTTAGTAAGAAACCTAAAACCGAAAATATTCGTTGGGGTTGGGATCATCAATGGGATCCTGCAGTGGATCTGATGATGCCACAAGGAGGTAGTGGTACGTCTCTACAACTAGACGACTTTTTGGATGTTAAACCAATTCCAAAATGGTTTAAAAACATGCCAACTCTTGTGGATGAAGTGCGCCATCATCCTGGCAATAATTCAAATGAAAAACTTATGAATTGGTTTTATCAACCCAATAATTGGAACGCATTATTCGACAAGAGACTAGATCAACATACAACTTTCCGTACAATGAAAGGATGCCCTGCTGTATTAAATCAATTTACTCATAGTGTTTTAATTAAAACTCCTAGTGATTTGTTTATTGAAGTTCACGAAAAATATGGACCAAGATTTAAATCGCATTTAGATTGTATGTCTTTCACAGGTCATGCTCCAAACCAAACTGAAGGGAGCCCACTGGATAAAAATTTTTGGATTATAAAAGCACATACACCACTAATTTTTTCTTCAGAAGTTGGCAATCGCGTTTTCTATCAAGATTGTTTATGGGAAAAAATATATGATTTTAGAATTGTTCCAGGTCACATTGGAATCAAGACAAAAGAAATAGTTCCAATAACATTCTTTATGGCTTTCCCAAGAAATCTACCTACTGCTAAATATGTTTTAAAACGTGGCGAGCCATTAGCTTATATTACTTTTATGAATAAATTTAAAAAATTTATTTATGACGAATCGCTATTTAAAAAACATAGAAGAGATCAATATCAAAGGCATTTTTCTTATTTCGAAAAGCCCAAAATATCATATGAGGAAAACTAATAATGTCAATTATGGACAAACTTAAAAAGAACAGTAAGATTAAAACTACCGAAGTTTTATCTGAATCTAAGTTCTTTACAGAAAAAGACATGGTTCCAACAGATGTGCCAATGATTAATGTAGCACTATCTGGTTCAGTTGATGGTGGACTTACACCAGGAATGACTGTGCTTGCTGGACCATCTAAACATTTTAAAACATCATTTGCATTATTGATGGCAGCTGCTTATTTGAAAAAATATCCAGATGCTGTAATGCTATTTTATGATTCCGAGTTTGGCTCACCACAATCTTACTTTACTCAATTTGGTATTGATACTGCAAGAGTGTTACATACACCAATTGCAAACGTTGAAGAGTTAAAGTTTGATTTGGTGGGTCAATTAGAAGAAATTGAACGCGGTGATCGCGTAATTATTGTGATTGACTCTATTGGTAACCTTGCATCAAAGAAAGAATTGGAAGACGCCTTGAATGAAAAATCTGTGGCGGATATGTCACGGGCTAAAGCGCTCAAAGGCTTGTTCCGTATGACTACTCCATATTTAACTATGAAAGATGTGCCATTATTGGCCGTCAATCATACGTATAAAGAAATTGGTCTATTTCCTAAAGATGTTGTTGGTGGAGGTACTGGTATCTATTATTCAGCAGATAATATTTGGATTATTGGTCGCCAACAAGATAAAAAGGGAACTGAGATTCAAGGTTATCATTTTGTAATTAATGTAGAGAAAAGCAGATATGTTAAAGAAAAATCTAAGATTCCTATTACTGTTTCCTGGGACGGTGGTGTCCGTAATTACTCTGGGCTGCTCGATTGTGCTCTTGCTGGCGGTTATGTTACTAAGCCTTCCAATGGCTGGTATGCTACAGTTGATCAGGATACTGGTGAAATTGGAGCAAAAGTTCGGTACGATACAACTCTTGGTAAGTCTTTCTGGGACCCAATATTTGCTGAAACAGATTTTAAAACTTTCCTAAATAAACAATATAGTATAGGACACCAATCCTTGGTGGACATGGACGAAATTGTTGAGGAAGTATGACAAAATATAAAGTAATATATCCCCCGGATGGGCATGCATATGGATTTCCCCGTTTGATGCCAGAACATATAAATCCAAAAACTCCAGCTTTTAATGAGTTTTTAAAAACCAATGGGTATCCATCTCACAAGATACCTATTGCCAATGATTTTACTGAAATGTGGAGTTTAGACAGCGATGAAAGAAAACATAGATTATGAGTTGATCCCTATTGAGGATGCTGAACATTGGAATGTCAGAATCAAAACAGGTGATTACATTGAAACAGTTTTTCAGTTCGGAGCTTTAAAAGTAAATGATGACATAGACAGTATGACTTTTAATTTTGATATTGTTTCTACACCAGATGATACTTTAACTACTGAAGATATTGGTTTACAAAATCACGTAGGTATGATATTATCATCTATATTAGAATCAGCTATAGGTCAAGCTCAAGGATGAATATTAATATTGAACAAACAGTCTTGCGCAATGTTCTTACAAATGAGAAATATATGCGCAAGGTTTTACCATTTGTAAAACCAGAATATTTTGAAGGTGTTTATCGACAACTATTTAAAGAAGTAGCTAAATATGTTGCAAAATATAATCGCTTGCCAACAATGGAATCATTTAAGATTGAAGTAGATCAATCAGATAAATTCAATGACGAACAATACCAGCATGCCGTAGAAATTATTCCAAATGTATTTACTCATGAAAAAGTAGATGACAAGTGGCTTATAGATACTACTGAGAAATGGTGCCAAGATCGTGCTGTTTATAATGCAATCATGGAATCCATTAGTATTATTGATGGTAAACATCAGAGCTTAACTAAGAATGCTTTACCAGATATTCTTACCAAAGCTTTGGCGGTATCCTTTGACACTAACATTGGCCATGATTATATTGAAAACGCTGATAGTCGATATGAGTTTTATCATGAAAAAGAAGAACGTCTTCCATTCGATTTAGAATATTTTAATAAAATTACAAAGGGTGGTCTTCCTAATAAAACACTGAATATTGCTCTTGCTGGCACTGGTGTTGGTAAATCTCTCTTTATGTGTCATGTAGCTGCAGCAGCATTAACTCAAGGTAAGAACGTACTTTATATTACATTAGAAATGAGTGAAGAGCGTATCGCTGAACGCATAGATGCCAATCTTTTAGATGTGCCAATAGATCAATTAGAATCATTATCAAAAGAAATGCTGTTGAATAAAGTTTCTACTATTGCTGCTCGTACTAATGGGAAATTAATTATAAAAGAATATCCAACTGGCCAAGCACATGCTAATCATTTCAGAGGCTTATTAAATGAGCTCAAGTTAAAAAAGAATTTTGTTCCAGAGATTATTTTTATTGACTATTTAAATATTTCTGCATCAGCAAGAATGAAAGGTATGGGAGGTGCTATTAACTCTTATTCTTATATTAAAGCGATTGCTGAAGAAATTCGTGGTTTGGCTGTGGAATTTAATGTGCCAATTATGTCAGCTACTCAAACAACTCGTTCTGGATATTCTAATTCAGATGTTGGTTTGGAAGATACTTCAGAATCATTTGGCTTACCGGCAACCGCTGATTTAATGTTTGCTTTAATTTCTAATGACGAGCTAGCTGCNAATGGNCANATTATGGTAAAGCAATTAAAGAATAGATACAACGATCCAAATGTAAATAAACGGTTTATTGTAGCTGTGGATAGATCTAAAATGAGACTATTCGATGTAGACAATCCAGATGCTGGATTAGTTGATGATACTCCGGCTTTTGATAAGTCGGAAGTAAATAAAAGATTTGAAGATTTTAAATTGGAGTAAATTATGGCTAAAGGTTTTACTAATGCAAAGAAGACGTCCATTGGTCGTCGTAATATCAAAACATCATCTATGAACAAAGGTAAAAAACGTTCATTTAAAAAATATCGAGGTCAAGGTTAATGCATGCAAAGCTCATTTCCTATAGCCAACCCGGCGGTCGTATCCACGCAGGCGAACCAGCTTACAGGGGATTGGATAACATCCAAGACCTCATTGCCTATTGCGCCCGTGTCTC